ATATGATTTTATTTATATTGATGCAGACCACACCGCAGTTAGCGTATTGCTAGATGCAGAACTTAGCTGGCCTCTACTAAAGTCCGGTGGGATTATGGCCTTTGATGATTACACTTGGGGGCGCCATCTTCCACCATCTAAAACACCTCGCCCTGGCATACTCTTATTTACTGAGCGACACAAGGCCGAGCTAGACACACTAGTTATCAACGATCAGTACTGGATTAGAAAAAAATAATCTGTTATACTTTAACTACCTTACTTGAACTTCAAGTATAGAGTGCTGGCAATAGCCCTTACGGTTCCTATCCCGTAGGGGTTTTTGTCTTTTAGAAAGTAGAAAGCCCCGCCAGGAAGGGTTGGCAGGGCTATCTTTATAGTGATCGGAGAGAGCCGATCAAGAGCTAGATACTATCAGCAATACCTTGGATGATCCACTCAACTACCGGCACTGCAACTGCGTTACCCATCTGTTTATATCTATGGGTATCAACTTGGTCTGCTGTCCAACCATCAGGAAATCCTTGTAGTCTTTCACACTCAAGAGGTGTGAGTCTACGCACTTGTGATCCATTGGTTTGTAAATGTCCACCTGCTGCTGACTCTGCATTTGCACCTTTATAAAATCTTGCTTCTAATGGTGAAGCAATGTTAGCTACCATAGGCATATTGTTTCCACCTGTTCCCATCCTTGCTTGTAATGTATTGATTTTATCATCTTGTAATCTTATATCAGCAACTCTATTACCATAAAATATAATAGTTGTAGCTCTTGTATCACCGTTATCAAATGCGTTCATAGTTGGCACTACCCCCCCCTGGACCCACGTTTCATAGTCTTCATTGTTTTGTGCTCTCCTACTTTTGTTCCACCACAAGTTTATTTTCTGCGACATACTGGTTTCCTACCCCCTTATAGTCTCGTGCTTGCAATGAACCAACAATGTTTCGCTGCCCCCCCCTAGATCTCCGCCACTTTGTCTTAAAGTTCCAGCACCTTCTTTATATTGGGCAAAGGATGATGAAGTATATCCTTCAATAACAACGTGTCCGTTGTTAGCATCTTGATTTACTACTGACCCGTGATGATAAAGCTCAGCAGGTATAGTGTTAGCTATTGTCTTGCCGCTTGCAAGGTTAACGCTTCTTGCAGTGCTGGCGGTAGTGTCTTGCCCCTGCGGTTTGCTCTGCGTAGTATTCCTTCGCAAGCCTTCGGACTTAAATAATACTTCTGCTGGACTGAGTCTGTCTCCAGTACGTCTGCCAACGATGAAGACACGCCTTCTCCTTTGGGGAACTCCGAAGTGCTGAGCATCAAGCACCCGCCAAGCGAGGCTATACCCGATGTCGGCCATCGTTCCAACGACCACTCCAAAGTCTCTTCCTTTGTTAGAGGTAAGAAGACCAGGGACATTTTCAAGGATGAACCACTCAGTTTGCGTTTCTTCAATAAGTCTTGCAATTTCCCAGAATAATCCGCTTCTTTCTCCAGCAAGACCACGCCTCTTTCCAGCCACGCTAAGGTCTTGGCAGGGAAATCCGCCTGTGATAATTCCTCTATTAGGTTTAAATCCTGCTGCAATTAAATCACTTCCTTTCACATCTGTTATATCGGAGAACTGTTTAGCATTAGGGAAATGCTTAGCCAATACCTTTTGGCATTGCTTATCTATCTCAACATTAGCTACAACATCTACGCCGTTGCGTTCCATAGCCAGGTCAAAGCCACCAACACCAGCAAAGAGGGATACTCCTGTTAGTTTATCCATTAATAGTATCGGTGTTTGGAAAAGAAACTGTTTGCCTTGCAGGGTGTTCCGTATCGTTTAGATATGTATTTAAGACCTCTAAGGATTTGATATTCGCTTCGGCTATCTTTCTCTCCAAGTAGTTGAGCAATTCCGTAAGCTGAACTTCCTTGTTGGTTTTTTGCGTAGTTATCAAACCGACTTTCACCGGTCCAAAGGGCGAGGAGACACTCCCACTCTCTCCCACTCCAGCCGAAACCAGCCTGAGCGTAGTCCTTTGCGAGCTTTCTGTTATGGTTCTTCTCATCTTGCGTTGCCTTTCTATGCGATATAACACCGTCAGGTATTCTACCTACTGGTGGTGTAAATAATTTATTGTGTCCTTGTATTAGCAAGGCTAGTGTTGCCATCAAGATCAAGCCATTTCTTACCCATTTTTTCATCAGCCATCTTCTCCTCTTCCAAATAGGCACGATAGATATCAGGGAAAGCGTTAGCTAACCTGGTAAATGCTCTCTGCCTAGCTCGTTGGTAGTTGCGCTGACGAACCGCTTGATCGGCTGCGCTTTGTAATCTCTTATTTAATTTACTCATTTACTCCATCTATCTATGCTATCCGCAATAGTGGCAAGCACTATCGGTGTTATCTCTATTAAGTCTAACACCAACCTAGCATCTTCCTCGTCTGCCTCATACTGAGACACCCATATTTTGCTACCGGCAGGGCTTCTACGATACCAATCTAACGCCTCTCGCGGGCTTTCTCCGCCCCATACGGCTATGTTCTGAGGGTCTGATACCTCATAGAACACAACCGTAATCTTATTCCTATTGGGTAGCTCTACTACATTAGTCATTGTCTTGTTCCGCCCTCTCTAATAGTGCTGAAATCCCAAAGTCTTCCTCTGAAATATAGTCAGATGACCACGAGGTTATGTGTTCCCAGGCCTCGCGGCTTATCTTCCTGCCCTTATTACTCTCTACATCTTGCTTTCTATACCATTGAATAACTAAATCTTCCTCCAAAGGCATATCATTTAAAGCTTCTAACACATCTTTTACTTTCACTTTGCGTTCTCCTTCTCTCTCTCTATCGCTTGATCCATTAAGCAGTCATCGCAAGCGTGAGCATTGTCGTAATTGTTATACCACTCAGGCTTTCTTATTTCCCACCCGCAGAATTGGCAGATGTTCATTACTCTCCCTCTCTCTCTATTGTTTGCAGTAATCCACCTAAGCCAAGCTCTAGGTTAGTTTCAATTAAGATACCGCTATCAGTATCTATTACCAGCGCATTAGGTAGTATTGGTTTAATAGCCTCTATTAAATCCTGCATAGTATTCACTTACTTAACTCCTCTCTCTCTTTCGCTAATTGGATCAGCCGTTTAGCTGAACTCTCTATCTCTTTTAAATAACTTAGGCAATCACACTCAGTAATTGGCACGAGGTGATCACCACACATAACCGGTGTTGCCTTCATTACTCACCCTCTTTCTTGAAGGCTTCTAACACTTTCCAAGGGTGATTAGCAGCAAATACAAGTGCGCCGTGTTGGCCTCTTATTAATTGATCTAGCTCCCAATCACTCTCTACCTCTAGTGTGATTTGATATTTCATTATGGCCTCTCTTCCGTTAGGCAATCAAGAACATACTCAAACTCAGGGCGTATTTCTAAACCAGGGAAACCATCACCATCAATATTTTCTAACCGATAGCCGTCTCCCATATCCCAATACAACCAATATCTATTAGCGACACCAGCTTTGTCGGTGATCGTAATAGTTTTAACCCAGGCGGTCTCCTCTTTCTCTTCCAATACCACCTGATAGCCCTCTCTCACCATTTCATCAACGGTAATTTCGGGTAGCTTTGCTTGCGTATTCATAGTGCCTTCCTTCTCTCTCTTGTTGTTGTTCTCTCATTAGCTTTTAATGAAAGACTACCACCGCCTATCATAGGTGATAAGCGGAGATAGTCAAGCATTAACTCGCTTTCTTTATCTCTTCCTTAAATAATTTGACCGCTTGCCCTCTCGTGTAATCGTAGTAAGTGCGGGTCAATAGATACTCGCCCGCCCCCTCTCCCACAAACGCAGACAAGACTAAAGCTCCCTCGTTGTTCTTTGCGTAGGTAATAATCATTTCTTTTTCCCTTTCTCTTTCTCACAAGGACACCACGCCCCCAAGATTAACCTTCCACATTTTGGACAATTCCAAAAGGTGTTTTTAAGTGGATCGGTTTCGCTCATCTTGCGCCCTCTCTCTCTTTCTCTCTTGCTTGTAGTTTTCTTACCCTTTCCATACCTTCTAAATGAAAGCTCGCCAACCGGTCAGCTAACCAGGCAAGGCCACCAGCTAAAAAGAAAAAGCCGAAGACCCAAAAGCTGACGAGAAATAAATCTATAAGCATTATTCGCCCTTTTCTATCTCGTTAATTGCTTGGATAAAATCTAAAACCGCTTGGGGATTTTCTGCGTATTCTTTAAGAGCGTCTGCCAAATAATCTAATTCCATAAAGCCCATTACTTTTTGGACATTGGCAAGGTTAAACATTGGTTGCCCGTAGTTTTCCTCTGAGTATCCGATCAAATCCAAAAACAACAGGTAAGGCGTTCCCGTGCTTTTTAGATCGTAATTCATAGACCAAGAGATAAGCCCTGCGGTGTGCGCTTGGCTTGGTTTTGGGTTTTCTAGTAAATCCCAAAGAGTTATTTCTTTTCTTTCCTTCACTCTTTGTTCGCTGAGTGGTGTTTGCTTTGTCTCGTTCATTTGTTGCCTTCCTTTCGTTGCTGACCTCGTCAGTTGCCGATTTACGGCAAGACCGCCCGAAGGCGGTTTCGGTCTAATTGCCTTCTAATTGGATTTGGTAGTTGGTGTCTTTTGTTTTGTAGGTTTCGTCATTTTGATCGTAATCGGTTGGCTCGTCAATTTGGAGAGTGATCGCATTTTCTAAATTGATCAATTCAGCAAACTCTAAAAGCCTATCGGTTGAGAAAGTAATCTCTATTTTATATTTTGGCATTATTTGTTCTCCTTAAATAATTCAGGATAAAACTCTTTTACCTGAAACCAAAAGTCTTTGGCGATCTCGTCAGGGTTGTAGATCCCTTCCATATCTCCGCAAACGGTGTCCGCGTTTAAATCATTAAACCCAAAACAACCGTTTGCGTTTCCGAAAGCGATTGTTTGCTCTTCAGTTAATGAAGGGTGGCCAACATCAATAAAATGCCATTGGTCATCAACTGACCAACCTTCGGGGGCGGTTTCTTTTAACTTAATAAACATTTCTTCTTTGGTTGGGTATTTAAAAGCGTTAGTCATTATTTAACCGCCTTTAAAATTTCGTTGGCTTTTCTAATTAGCATTTGACGGTGAAGATCGGAACAACTTTCACAAACCCAATTAACAAAAGTTTGGCCGTTGTCGTATTGAAAATATCTTTTCACCGTCTTGTTTGTATCTTTTTGACACATTGAGCATTTTTCCATTTTGCCTTCCTTTTTGGGATACCTTCCCAATAGGTCAAAGGTAGCACAAAACTAGCGTTGTCTATCATAGGTTTTAGGTGTTTCTTTTGAGCGTAAATGTTCAGCTCCGCGAGCTGAGCCTAAGTTTCAGCTACGAAAAAACCAGGGTTTGAGACCGGTCAGGATCAAGAGCTTTAGGCGTAGCCCCACGAAAACGGAGAAGAACGGGCAAAAAGAGAGGGGCGAGGTTGCCCTATAAGGCCGATTAGTTAAGGGGCAAGGGGTAAGAGGTGGGGCAGATTGAGCCACCAACAAAAGCAACAAGAGCAGAAAGGGGAAGGCCAACGGCTCAGGGTGTAATGGGTTGTCGGTTGGTTGGGGTCAGTAATTGGGGAGATTAGTTAAGGAATATCCGCCCGTTTGGTAGTAGTCCGCCTCTTTCGGCCTAATACCCCAACAACTGCCACCAATCGCAGGCCAATCGCTACCGATCAAGCCCCACCGCCCGCAAAACTGACCCCCCTATGCTTAATCCGAAATGTGCACGGGGTATATACCCACAATAAAAATATTTGCTAAAGTGAAGCTGGCAGTTGTATAGCCCGATATGTCCGTTTTGCCCTAGTTTAGTTGTGAGTTGCACCACATTTATAAAGATTTTTTACTGGAAAACGGGAAATGGAGTTAATTTCCCGCCTTATATATAGTAGGGGAGTAAAACGAACCGCTTTAAGTTTTACGACCACATCGCTACGGTAACCCTTCGCGATGCCCCCTAAGGGCGAGCGAAGGTTTTACCCCTCAGTCGCTGTAGCTCCTTCGGGAGTTACCAGCAAACATACGCAAAGCGGCAGGTGTAGTGTAATATTATCTCCAGTATAATATTCTGGGCCTATTAGCAAACCTTTAG